GCTTATCAGAAGCAGTAATAGCTGCCTTCGCTGTTGCTTCAGTAGTGGTGCCTGTTATAGTCCCTGATGTTGAATAAATCAGTTTTGTAGGTGAAGCATCAAGTGCAGTAAAACACAGGGAATCAATTTTTTCAGCACCCCAATTAAGAAGCGCAGTTCTTGACTCTGCTGGCATATCGAATGACGCTCTTGCCCAATCCATAGGAGCACCAGCAGAAACAGCCTGACGATACCGCTCAAGTTCTAGGGTCTGATTATAGGTAGTCAATGCTACTTCTTTTCCCTTAAGGGTCTGACCAGAAGTAACACCAGCATAGGTAGCAGGATCAAGCCTTGGAATAAGACCAAATGTAACCTTGTCACCATCCCTGGTCTTGGTCTTGCCCTTGGAACCAAGACTCGTCTTGATGTAAAGCACATCATTCGGGCTTGATTCAAAATCTTCACCAGCATTGAGTTTTGTGAGCGCATCACCACCAAGACGAGAAGCAAAATATGACGCCTTAATGGTATCCCTAAATAAAGTCTCTTCCCAACTCTCCTTACGAAGAGCATCAGAAGTAGTAATAGTAGTCCTAGACATTTTTTACATTCCTCCCTTATATACCCGTTGCAGTTCTTCTCTCGACATGCGATAAACGGGCTTTGTATTTTCTATGGTTTCTGTTGTTTTCCCGCCACCGGTTTTAGCCGTTATGGTTTTTGACTGAGTTGCAGCTTTTTCAATCTTTTCAACCAACTCAGAAGGCTTCGCCTTCAAAGACTCATTTTCCTTCTTGAGTGATTCAAGTTCTGCTTGTAAAACGGCATTTGATTTATAGAGTTTTGCCCTCATATTTAAGTTATAGAGGGTTGTTGCATCAAGAACATAGGGTTGCTTTTTGAATGCTTCTATTGATGCTGCATCTACACCATCCTGCTTGATAATTTCAGCCATATCATCAATAGACGATTCAAAATCAGGTGACCAGGATGTAACATTCGATCTATTTTTCTCATATGCTTCAATTTGTTCATCCTGATGCTTTTGATTTTCCCTTGTTTTCTGCTCTATCCTCCATTCTTCTAATGCCTTATGACCGGCAACAGGATCTTCCCAATAAACCTGCCTGATTTGTTCTAATCTTGCTGTTTCATCTTCGGGTGTGCTCTTCCTCAAGAGTCCCAATTCAGTTCCAAGTCTGGCAAGCATTTTGTCCTGATGCTCGGCTTTCTTCTGTGCCGCTGACCATTTTTCCTGAAGAGCATCAAAATCTTCTTTGGAAACTGTTCCATTTGTATCAGTTCCTTCAGCAGATTTATCGTCCACTCCAGTTTTCTTACTTTCAGGCGTTCCTTCATCCTCAACGGTCTGATTTATTGGCTGTCCCTTCAGGGCCGTAGCCAGTTCATCAGCGCTCATTGAAGAAACCGGAGTTTCCTGAACTTCGTTAGTCATTTCCTGTTCCATTTTTAAGGCTCCTTCGTGTCCTTTTTTATTTTATGATTCTATTCTTCCACTAACTTTGACAGTAGCCGCTGGTGTACCAGTATTTACAGTTCTAGTACCCCAATTTACCTTAAGATATCTGACCGGTTTATTAACAATATGAACCATCTCACCAGATATATTCGTGGATGTGTCAAGATCTCCCCAATTGCTATTATCTAGACTTCCCTTCAATGTTATACTCGTTGCTGTCAGCGTTCCACCTGCATATACAATATCCCAGGTAAATGCGCTCATGATGTTTCCGAGCGCCAGTACATCGCTGTCACCTGTTGCAACAACGGCACTCAGGATTGTATATGGCCCGAAGCGCTCCCTTTGTTCCTTCGTTACACCAAGATCAATAGTAGCCATTACTGCCCTCCATCAAATGGGGAAGAGCTATAAGCCATACCTCTCCCTTCTTGAGCTATTTTTGCCTTTATTATTTCTGTTTCGTACTTCTTGTTTTCCTGTGTCATCTGCTGCTGCATCATTGCATTAACCTCCGCAAGAGCCTGATCCTTGTCGGGTATAGGTGCATATTTGAAGAATAACGACGGAGGTATCTGAACCCCCTTACCAGCTAGCTCTAATAACGCTAGGAAATTACTCATCATAGCCGAAGGAGATGCTGGAGATTCGGAGATATTAACATCATGGGCGCTTAAATCAGTTGTTTTTAGGATATAATCAATAGAATCTACCGTAAATTGATCTATTGGAATACCACCAAGGGTTACTGCCTCATTGGGATTTTTATAAGACTGATTAATCAGAACCCTCATTATCCTCTTAGCATCATACAGTTTCTGAACATACGATATGAGGAGCTTGCCTAACTTCTTTTCAGCAAAACTCAAATTATCAAAAATGAAATCGTTGCCCAATAATTGCTGAACAATCTTCTGCCTAAGAGCTATACCGGACTGATTCCCTCCTTCCGCACCCATCATCTCAAGATTTACATTGATTATTTCTCTCAAGTTTTGAGAAAAAAGACTTATCGCATTTACAAGCTCGGCAGGGAACTTTACTCCTTCTTCCTTTACCGGCTTTCTGTTTAAATCCTGTAACTTAGATATAAAACCAGGAGAAGATGCATTATTCTTAAACTTCTGCTCCTCTTTTTTATCCGCGAAGGTGTTTTCGTCATAGAACCAGCCATAGCTAACTACCTTATTCAATATGTCAACAAATTGACTATATGACTTATTTATCAGTCTCTGGAGGTCTTTTACGCCCTCAACCTTACCCCACCATTTATTTCCCCTCTTTTTTGCATACACTGGAACAATACTGAAATCCTGAACGGCAAGGTCCGGGTAATAATCTTCTAGAACAACGCCACCAGCAGCCTTACTCATCCTCATTCTAAACGTAACACGAGGGATAAGTGAGAATCCAGGCATAGTTTTTACCGCATTAACATCAGCATCAGACCATCCATCAGAATTAAATACAAATCCATCATTAGCATTTACTATAATATTAACCCTGCGATACTCTTTCTGCTCGATCTGAACAACCCGGTACTGCTTCTTGGCAACATCAACCATATCATAACTGGACCAGCCACTTGATTTTGATTCTGAATGACGCTTATCCCAATCTTCGGATCTGGAGTTAGCCGGTACTTCGGATTCCTTGTCTTCAGGTACAATTCGTGAAGCCTTTTCGGGATGCATTTCCTTGATCTTGGAAAGCGAAAACCACTTCCACTTGACTATATAGTCGCAATCAGAAAGATCATCCTTTTCGTGAGGGCCACAAGCTGCACCATCCCATTCGTATCGTTCTACAACTACGTCGCCGAGTATATTCTTATCACGGTCCTCATAATGATTGAAGAACCCTCGTCCCGGAACACATACGTCCTCAAATACCTTTGTTTTCTCCCTCTGGTAATAACAGTTCTCAAGAATGTCTTTTACAACATAATTAAGAATGTCTGCGACTCTACTGTCTCCACCTTCCATTGGGATGTATCTTATCTCAGTACGGTTCTGCCTCTGATAGCCGGATAAGTTATCAATCTTTGCCTCTAGTTGATTTATAGTTATAGCTGCCCTGTCTTTAGTAGCCAGATCCTTTGCAGTTGCATCCTCCCACTGCTTATGGGAATACATTTCCTCTGCTTCTATCGCAGCATCGCGGGATTCCTTCTCAATATCTCTAGCTTCCTTATAAAGCGTCAATATATTGTCAAGAACTTCTGAATCCTTTAATTTGGGATCTCCACCCTCATCTTTCAACGGGTACTCATCAGCCTCATGGATATGCCCATCCTGGGCAGGCTCCACCACGCCTTGATTAATGGAATGAGAATGCTTTTCAGATACAGAGGTTACACCAGAACCATCATCCCTCAGATAAACAATGTGGGTATGTTGATTTTTATACTTCCTAGTCTTTAGAAGCACAGCCACAACAACCACCTCGTGCTACATAACATAAACAATAAAATACATTTGTCAATAGTCAATTTTATGACGCCATCCAAGATAAGAAGTCAGTGACCTTATCCCTCATCTTTTTCCTTGATGCCCGCTCGTCTTCTTTATCTTCTCCATCCATCTTCCTATACGACAAGTCTTGGATAGAATAGGCTATACTAACTGCATCAGCCTTATCAGGAGACTCTATCCCCCTGGCCTTCATATCCTTCTTACTCTCCACATGGATAGAATTGGCACCGGCAGGGCGCCATTTTATTGACGATAGTTGTCCGATAAGTTCGTCATCATTTATAATAGATATGGTTCCTTGTTCAAATCTTTGGCGAAGATTCCAATAATCCTCATCCCTCTTATTTCTGAATCTATCTGTATCTCTGGCCTTCTCTCCTCCACCATATGGCCTAACATTCTTAAATCCTCTATCTTTCAAAAGACCAGCGAATCCCCACCCGACTCCTACAATATCAACCGCCGTGACATCGGGGCAACTCTCGCCTCCGAACTCACCGGCTATATAATCAGCAAGATACTCTGATTTCCGCTCATCCTTTTCGTATATCCTCTTTATAACCGGACCATGGCGGAGAACTGCTATTGTCTTATTAGACCCACCAGCAGCCACATCTATCCCAAGAACCTCTGGTGAATCCTCCAGGGGCTTTATATCCCTATCAACCGCATCCATTATCCAGTCATACGGTATTAATGTGTCAGGATCTGCAAGCGGTAGAAGCCCCTTTACTCGCACCCTGTAAGTATTGCTCTCCTTGCCATACTTTTTAGCTTGCCTGTCTACATAATCCCTCATGCCTGTAGATCCAGTCACCTCATCAATATTACTATCCTCACAGTCCCATCTCAGCGGTATCCAAAACTCCCTATCGCTCGTATGAGTCCTCGCAAAATACCCAGTACTCCTGGTAGGATTCCCAATAAGTATCGCTATGTTCACCCTGCCAGTAAGTGCACCCTCCAATGGCTTGAACACGCCATCAGGCACACCAGACGCCTCATCAACAGCCATCAGCAGATATTCCTTGTGAGCACCTGCCAATGTTTCAGCCTGTTCGTCTGAACTCGCCCTGGCATTCGTAGTCCTGGCCGTGATAAACCACTCACCCTTCTCACTCACATTGAATATCTTATCACTCTGTACCTCTATCGTATCCCTCACAATAGGATACAGACTCCTTCTCTTCCACTGCCGTACCTCCTTCCATAAAACATCCTTAATCTGACTCGCAGTTGGAGCCGTAACCCTCCCCTCAGAATACGACCAGCATGTCATCCACCAAAATATAACATTACTCAACCACGCATCCTTGCCAGTACCATGACCGGAATGAATCGAAATGCCTATCTTCTTACTGAACGCCTCATCCTCTGGCGTCAATCGGAGACCCTTGGACTTCGCAAACTTCAACTCACATAAACGAGCCAATAGCTTGCTTGCCTCCAACTGCTGATTCGTCGGAGTAAACCCCATCACATCCTTGAAAAATATCTCAGGATACTGCCTCCAGACCAATTTGGCCTGCTCATTAGATATACCTTCGTTTTCCTCGCTTTTCCTAGCCATATCTCTAAATACCTCACTCACAGTCCCTAATAACTACCCACTTCCTACCCTTAGCACTCAACTCCCTCTCCTCTATGTAAGGCGTGAAACTCAACATCAAAGCCACGCCAGGATGGTAACTCTCAATCGCTATACACTCGTCATCAGGCTTATCATCTAAAAACCTCTTCATATCGCCTACTGTAAATCTTCCATGAGTATCTATAATCAATTACCTCCTTTTTGTTTATATTCGCTGGAAAGAGGGGTATATGCATATCTTCTTCACTACAATCGCCTACCCCCGGACTCCCCCCCCCTACCCTCGGACCCTACAGGCAACGGGGACCATGCGCAACTACTTGATATTACATATGTAGGATATATCTTACACAACTTGTCATAATGTATATTATCGGCATACCAAATGATATCAAGAACATAGGGCTTGTGCTGGACGTTGTCTTGTGATTCAGGATCGATGTTTTTTCTTTGGCACGATGGTTGCATCTATGGGCCTATTCAGCAGGTGCCATATCAGCCACTTCCTCGCTTATTTCTTCTCCTGGAGCGTCAATAATCTCTCCATATTTCCTTCGGATCATCTTCTCGTAGGCTTTCTCGGTCATCTCTAACTTAGCGGAAACACTGATATTTGTTGCTTTGCCACGCTCCAGCCTTTCCTTGTCGTAGGCTATACCCATTGACAATAATTTGACGCTTAGAGGAGCTTTCGCGATGTCTTCAGCGGTAACGTTTCGTAAAATCCTCTGCTGCATAGCCGCCAGAATATCAGCTCTATGTCGTTTAAAATCCTCGACTTCTCCCTTTTTGGCATCGTATCTTTGCAACACATTAACGATATTAGTCTTTGAACATCCTTGAACATCGGCGATTTCTTGACATGTCATGCCTCCAGCTCTCATTTTTACCGTCAGAGAATGATCTATGTATTTAGGTTTTGAGATTTCGCTATGACTAAGGGTGGCGTTATCAGGATTAACCATACGATCGCAATCATCTAGCATATCGTCTCCATGGTTAGTTAATAGCGTAGGTGGTATATAATTGTCAAGTGGTGGAGTCAAAGTTTTGGCTATATCTATCGCCCGCCTTGTATGGGCGGGCTTTGACGTGGTTATATAGGGAGATACTAGGAGTCTAGGAGTCTAGATGCCTTGATGCCCTCATGGGCATAACCGACATACTGAGGTATGTCTCCAGGGTATCACCTAGCGGTGATATTTAGACGCGCACGCGTTGGGGAATAATTACAATATTGGCATGTAGCTTGTCAATGGCAGTTATGGGCGATTATAACCAATGGCTGGTAATAAGGATCAATCTACCCTATGACAACATATAATTATCAGCCATTTCCTTCGTTTTTCGATAGGTGTCAGATTATGCCCTTGTAACCTAGCGATATACTTATATGTTTCTGATAGTAAAAATTGCCGACAGTTAGTCCGACACCCCTGTCTGTAATAATATCAGCTAGTTATGTTTACAATATGTCGGTGGGCTTTACAGTTTATGGGCTTATGGCATGGTTATATTTGTAATTACTCAGTGATATTGTGTGCTTATAAACTTGGCATGGTGGTTGCTTATATAATGGCATGAATAAAAAATGGAGGTAATAAAATGAAACAGGAAATTAAAATTCGTGAGGCGTTTAAAGATTTTAACGGTACTAAATTACTCCCTAACGGCTGCATAATATTCACGTGCTATATGACAGAAGGGAACTGGAACGATACAAACCCAGAAACGATTGTTCAAAACATATTGAATAATCCCAATGAAACGGGAGAATGTTTCTACAGATATCTATATATTGAAAAAATTAACACATGGTTAAAAAAAATCAACAGAACTGATTTACAAATTCCTGTTTTATACAATATAGCAACGGAGACAAAACACACCACTAAACACACGTGTTCATGCGGTGCTACGTGGTCAACGCATATGTGGGTATCCGATTCTCCCGAAACAGCACTGTGGGGAAATGGTGAACCCGCTAGAGTGGATAATTTTATATGTGAATACTCTACAGATGTTGTCGAACATTTCGAAAACCACCAGGAATGCAGCTCATGTATCGAACTACAACTATTAAAACAACTGATTGATTCCATCCCAGAACTAGAAAACGAGGTAATAACACGCCAACGGAAAGCGCTATCATTTTTCCAAAAAAACCCAGATAAATCACCAATTGAGTATACAGTAATACATAGATCATCTGGCTATAACCCGACCGCAAAAAACAGAGATGGTGTCAGAATTGGATACACTAACCGAGGAAAAAGGACTGTAGACGCTGCGTATCTAGTCAAAAAAATTAATCAATAAAATGGAGGTCTAAGTCATGATCACACGTGAAATGATCCAAACAGAGCCGCTTGATAGTATCGTATGGATACTCCTCCAGGAGTACACACGGCTTAAAAGACAGGCCTTAGAGCTATCATGCTATGAGAGTGTGGTGCTCTATGATAAGTATAGAGATTTACTGATTGAATTGATCAGGAAACTATAATGGAGGTATACATGCGGAACAAACCAGAACCAATACGGGAAACAATAATGACGGGCATTATCGCACTAGCGTTCGGACTATGGCTGTTTATAGTATCAACGGCCATCGGTGTTTTAATGGGATTCTAAATAATATCGGAGGACAATATTATGGACGAAGAATACGCAGCTTATCTTGCAAAAAAACACGGGGTTGAATACATTGGCCCGTTCCTTGATGACGACAACAGAATCATATTTCATGGATTCAATGACGAGACCAGAAGTACATTTGTTGCCAAGGATGAGAATGAATTTATTCAGAAGATCACAAAAAGAAAGGAGAATTTATGCGCTTAATCGAAGCAAGTGCAGAAAAGGCACATACTCAGCGAACATTTTTCTATCGGCTAGGCAGGTTTATATTTTTTATTGTCCTGCTAGGAATACTGGCATGTGTGGCATACGGGGTAAACCAATACCAGGAAAGCAAGGAAGAGGCACAATACGAGTATGTCTATGCATCCCGAACCCTGGACTATATCGAGGTTCTGAAACCCGGCATAGATCCGGTCATCAAGGATAGAATAGCTCATGCAATAGACAGGGAAGCATTTGCAAACGATCTTCCACCCGAGCTGGTGACAGCGCTTATAAAGTCGGAAAGCGATTTCAACCCCAGAGCTATGAGCTATACAGTAAAGGGAAAGCAGAAAATACCTTGTGCTTATGGCCTAATGCAGATAAATCCTTCAGCCCATGAGTATTTACGATGGAATTATAGCCTATCTGATCTATGCAATATCGACGTAAACATCAAGGAAGGATGCAAATTACTCAAGGGTATGATGGATCAATCTCAATCCCATCAAGAGGCTCTTGGTAGGTATGTTGGCTCAAAGCATGGATGGAAAGAGTACAAGCTCGAAATACTAGGTAATACCAGCAAATTATATGCTCTTGATACCAGATAAGTTGAAATAACCGGGGTGAGTATTTTAATCTCACCCCTTTTCTCTTAATTTCATCAATTTTCTTATTTTTTCTCTTCTTTCTTGGCTTCCTTCTTCTCTGCCCTGGTCGTCAGTCTTTCGATCTCAGCTTTAACCTTCGCATGTCTCTCTTTAAGTGCCAGTGATTTGTATTGCAGGTTTTCAAATTGCGCTTCGAGCGCGATTGCTTCGAGCTGATATTCCCTGAGCGTTGGCTCTGGTTGCCTTGGTGTATCTGAGGCTTGCAGAGGATTGACCAGATAAAAGCAGCAAAAAATGAAAATTCCCCCAACTATGTTTCTAATTGTCCATGAGTCCATGCGATTCTCCTTTTCTCAAATTATATTTTTTTTATGATTGTTATTTACCATTTTCTATTTTTGAGTATGCTATCTGGCAGCAATGGGCAGCTTTGAGCAAATTCTCTTTTATTATAAACTGAATATTTCCTCTTCTGGCTATTTCAGGATCCTCAATCCACCGAACAACCTCATAGATGTATTTCATGGCATCCCCTATGGCCCAAGAGTACGGGAGTAATTGCGCTATTTCAACCCCTTCGTTAACTTCGTATTTTTTTCTCATTTGCTCTATGTGATCAACCATATCATTCGAAAATTGCAACCAATCTTTCTCCATCGGACTAACTTCCTGGTATATAGGTTCATAATAATCTTTGAATTGCTTCACAATATCGGGTTTTTTTTCATGAGTCGGATCATTTTTCACTGAAATTACCTGTTCATCAGTATCAAGTGGCATATAAAATCCCGTTGAATCAAATTGATTATTTCCATCCTTCTGTCTCATTTATTTTCTCCCTTTATCATTTCTGGCGTTTATAGCCTCATGGCTAGATTTTTTATCACAAGCAATACGTTTACATGGTTTTGTCTCTTCCTGTCCAATGGTGAGCCTATTAGATAGGTTTTTAGACTATTTGCTCCGGCATTCCTCACCCCACTTTATCGTCAGTATCGTTTTTTCGTTTTCTTTCCTGTTAATTTTCTCTTGTGAGTAGGTAACTTCTTTGACATATTCGGGCGAATCATCCTGTAATAGTCCTGCATGGACAAGTCCATCAATGACTGCTTTTCCACTAATCCCATCTGCGTCAGAGAGCCGGTGACGTTTTGAGTGTATATGGATACTGCACGGTGAACCCAATCTCGATACTTTTTTCTTTCCCAATGGTTCATGGCGAGTAGTCTGTTCCATGTGATCAGGGGAAATGGAAGGGTGATTTTTATTTCTGCCATTGTTTATCCTTTCCTGAACCATTTTCAGGTCTTCCTCTGACCATCTCATACTTCATACCCATTTGCTTTCATGATTTAAACATAGTCTCCTGTCGCTCGTTTGCCACGAGAGATATTTTGTCCTTGATTTTTCCCGTACTGAAGCTAATCTCTACATTGACCGCTACGTCATCGGGTTTGTCTCCCGGAGACAATGATACAGGGAATGATATCTTCAGGTCTTTCTCGGATTTGAGATAAACGGATTCGATAATGCCCTGGTATGATTCAAACAAGGCATCGACACCCTCAATGATCTTTTTTCTTGTCTGTTCTCCAATTCCTGCCATAGTAGGATCCTTTCTCAATTTGCTTTCGTTCATGTCTTAAAGTTTAAAACGGTATATCATCATACGCCGATAATTCAGCGGGCTTGTAACCATCGTCTTCAGCGCTGTTTATAGGCTTGGGCCTTTCTTCATCGCTCTTGATGGAAATAGAGATATATTTCGTTCCTTTCTTTGATGTTTTTATCCATGCAGCTAATCGTTTTGGAATGCCATCGACAAGGGCCGTTCCCGTATAGTCTGGCTGTTTCTCGTTTTCCTTCTTTGAGTTTTTGAATAATGATCCAGTATTATCCTTCTGTTCAAATGCCATATAATTACCTCCGATTATTAAGTTCTTTATGTTCTTTGTACTTTTTATCCAAATGTCTTCCTAGTTGCCAATACCAGTTCTTTTTATTTAACCATGCCGCTGTGTATGACATACCTGAGACTCTAGCCAATTCCTTTCTTAGATCATAACCCTTATAAGAGTTTTCCCATTCTCTGAAATCTTTTTCTGATAGGGTTACTTCAATCTGCTCTACTGTCATAAAACTACATGGATCGTACGGAGTTATATTCTGGTGCTTTAACCCGGAATATTTTAAAATACATTGTGATCTGTTTACATTTGATGAAAAAGTCCAATCCATCAGAATAGATAAATCGCATCCACGCTCGATTTTAAAATGTAACTCCTTGTCCTGCATATTTTCATGGAGAGACTTTTTCACCTTGGTTAATCTAAGAGCGCAAGCAATGCCATGATCCAAAGAACAAAGAAAATCTATAGTCATATAGAGCCTTGCCTTATCTTTTGTTGCTTCTCCTCCACGACCCACAATAGCTTCAGTTTTTTTCTGAATAGCAATAAGGGCCACACCAGTTTCAAGAGAATCATAAATATCTCTTATACTGGAAGGTATTTTAAAATATTCTCCATCAATTTCTTCCAAGTAATCAATACAAGTCAAACCATTAGGGTTATGGTGCTGTATTAGACCATCGAAGTCATATGACTGTTCAGCAGCCTTTATATTGGCTTTCCATGTATTTAAACTATCTCCAAAGGATTTCACTCGGTCCTTGTATTCACTGCTTCCCATTTCAGACATGCAATATATTTTATCGTATTCTTGATTTATGTTTAGCCTGAGAGTGTTTAAGATGAAAGCCGTTTTGCCAGAGTTGGTTGATCCGGCAACAACAATAATCGACCGGGGAGGTATGGATATTTTTTCATGCAAACCAAATGGGAGGATTATCTGAAAAGGTGATTCATCTGCTTGATCGAGATCGACCCACTGCACTTGAGAAGATATAACGTACCATTTACCTTTTATAGTTTTATCTTTTTTTATTAGTTTTTTATTTTTATATATAGAGAGACATTTCGATCTGTGTTTCTTCTCTGCCCTGGTCCTAAGACAGAACTCGTTATCAATTTGACTGTCAGTGAAAGAACCTGTTGAATTTGTTATGTATTCGCCTATGAGAGCAAACAGATTATTCTCTGAATTATCCTGATTTTCGTTGTCGCCTGTTGTCGCCTGCTGTCGCCTAGTGTCGCCTAGTGTCGTATACTGTCGCCTATTGTCCCGGTTGTCGCCATTGTCGTATGTGTCGCCTATGTCGCCTATGTCGTATGATAGTGAATTATTAGCATGAGGATTTTGCCTTGGGTTTTTCATACCGGCTATTATTCCGCTATTAATTGTAGCGTTTGCTTCTTTGTTTTTCAGGCCAACTCCTAAAGCCACACCTAGCAACATTGACTCGACCCTTTCACGTTCAAGCTCTCCTCCTGCTATTAACTGTCCGAGGGAATATGATGCAGAATTTAGAGTTTCATTGCGCTGCCCCTCTGTAGCTCGTGATAGTTTCATGATTTCCTGAGTTAGTGCAGACTCTCCATAACTTGACGATGTACATTGGTTAGATGCCGGTTCTTTAGTTTTCTGTATTAGTTCATATAACCAATCTGGTGCGCTTACAGGTTGTGTTTTATTGATCCATTTATAATTATTGCCTGATAGATGGCCTGACGGTGGAACTATTACATAACCACCATCTCCACGGACATCAATTCCTGGTCCTAGTTTTTTTGAAGAATTGCGTACTTCCTTGCCATTCCATTTGAAAAAATATTGGGTACCACCACTGCCTGTTTCCTGGGTTAGCGTTTGAGGGAGAATAAGCCCATTATTCTCCCAATCTTTTATTGTATTCGGGCCGTCTGGGAGGTCAATATCTAAAACCCATATGCCAGACTCAGGGCCACATGCAACGCCAATGGAACAGTTAGGGTTAGATTTCCACCACTGAGTTATAATATCTGCTTGACAGGTTGCCTTGTTTGTCCAGTCTTTTAATAGTGCTACTTTTTCAAGATTGCACGGCAAGATGCGCCATTTCATTTTTTCTGCATACAGTATGGCTTGCTCTAAATTATTCATAGGGCCTCTCCATACTCTTTGAGTTTATAAGTTCTTTAATAATCATTGCAGCATCTACAATAAGAGATCTTTCTTGAGTATATTCCTTTTCCGTAATTATATCAATCAACTCTTCAAGGATGGCTTTATTCATAGAACCAACTCCTATTTGAGCGCAGCCCCAACCTGTTACGCAAATCGGCTAAGGTCTACGACACAGGGAAAGATTGAGACTGCGCTCGAAAAGTAGTTGTTTTATCATAAACCTTAGCCATATCAGATATAAATCATACCATTTGTTGCATGTCAAGAATATTTTGTATTAATAAAATATTAACTAAGTTAACCAATAATCCAACTGTAAACTGATAGTTGACAGTTGGTATAGCTATACAAACTATTTTGAGCGCCGTTTCAGCTACTGAAGAGTGCAATGATAAGCAGCAGGGTTGCTACCATAACCACGAGATAGATACCGTCGCAGATCACCATGGCATTCCCTCCGTGAGATGCCAGAGAAGAAGGGCATAGATTGAGATTTCGAAGAGTTGTCTTACCATTTTTTTATCACCCAAATAATACATCCTGAGTCATTTCATCTTGTGCCTTACGAAGATTTCTTATTGATTCGTTATAGTAGGATTCCTTTAGTTCGATGCCGATGAATTTACGGCCCATCCTGATTGAACAGTAACCCTCCGAACCAATACCAGCAAAGGGAGAAAGGACAACATCCCTATGATTGCTCCAAAGATCAAGACATCGCTCTATTGTATCAAGTTGCAACGGGCAAATATGCCTTTCATCAGAGTGCTCTCGTGCTGCTCTCTCATTAAGCGTCCTTGTCTGCCTGATATCAAACCAAACAGGGGATGCGTACCTCTGCCATACATGATGAGAATATTTATTTATTTTAGGATTGTCTGATTTTGGATCGTTAGGTTCTGGCATTTCTCCCACATAAGACTCAAATCCTCTGCCGTGTGAAATAGGTTCAGGATTGATTCCCAATTTCCTCATGGTAACAACATAATCAGGTAATCCTTGAGCACACCGGGAAGAATCTTTGCTGATCTGCTTATGTGCAAGGGTGAGATTCTTTGTACGAGTTGCCTGCACAAGAGGATCTTTCCATATACAAACTTCTGAATGATATATAAATCCCGCACCTTCAAAAATACGGATAAGATCACCTCGAAAGTCCTTCATGCCTATATAACCGTCACGGGTAATAGTTGCTGGAAGGTTCATACAATGGAATGAAACCAAACGCCCAGGCATGATTACCCGATGAATTTCTTTTACCAAATATCTGAAGTGATGCATAAATTCTTCCTGTGTTTTACTGTTACCCATATCTCTAGGGCTATTGGTATAGGTGAACAGTGATGCAAAAGGCGGTGAAAATATAGAATATCCTATTGAATCATCTGCAATATTTTTAATAACATCTACACAATCTCCAAGGTGCATTTCCCAGTTTTTATCTTTTACCGATCCTATCTTGTATTCAGGTATTTGATATTCATTATCATGCAAGATAGCCTTTGAAATATCGGCCATATGTTCAACCATTCCCTTCGCCAATTCCATTGCATCAGACTCCTTTCGTTTGATATTTGAAAGTACAGCTCCCTCTGATTCAGATATGATGATATGGACATTAACACTATTTTTTTGACCAAACCGCCAACATCGCCTTACAGCCTGATAGAATTGTTCATAAGAATCAGATAGGCCGGTGAAAATCACATTATGACAGGACTGAAAATTTAATCCGAACCCGAATATTGAAGGCTTGCTGACGAGGGTTCTTATCTTTCCATTAGTAAAGTCAATGGCAGATTGTTCTTTATGTTCGTTTTCATCAGATCCTTTTACCTCTATAGAATCACTAATGGCATTATATAGAGCCTTGCTTTCATCGTTTAGATCACACCAAATAAGCCATTGATCTGTCGAATTATTAGCAAGTTCAGCAGCCATGTCCACCCTAGAAGGAAGAGACGCCTTTCGTGCTTCCCTCCTTTCTTCAAGGGTTTTTGCATCTGTTGAAAAAAGTCTATCAGTTGTAAATCCACTTTCCACAACATGCTCATGGAAATGGATCTCTGGCAGGATAAATCCATTGTCATTATATCCAAGATCGGAAGGTTTCCTGATAGTGATTGCCCACTGGCATATCCATTTCCAGAACTCAGATTGAGCATGTCCCTTAAGTCTCCACTTGCCGCAATCACCACCGTCATTTATAAAAAACATGGCAAGCATCTCTTCCCTTGTCATGACGTTCAGGAATTGAGCATGGTTCCCAAGTTCCATAAAATCATTAGGGGCAGGAGTAGCTGTGCAAGCCATTTTGTAAGGTGTATTAATGAATGTTTCTATTATTTGTGTTCTGATCTTGCCTGAAAATGATTTCAAAATGGAACTTTCATCAAGTACCACGCCTGAGAATACCGAAGCATCAAAGGCATGGAGCATTTCATAATTGGTAATATTAACCCCTAACTTAACATCCCCATCTGACCTGCATGGATTAACTTCTATCCCAAATTTAACGCCTTCTCCTATGGTCTGCTTTGACACCGCAAGAGGCGCAAGGATAATTACAGGCAATTTAGTATGTTCGTATACATGGTAAGCCCATTCAAGTTGCATTGGAGTTTTACCAAGGCCACAATCAGCGAACACGGCAGACTTGCCACGGATTAAGGACCATCTTACAATGTCTCTCTGGAAATCAAACAGTTTTTGATTTATATCTTGAGTAGGATAGAAACCACTTGCTCTTACTCGAAATTCTTTTGATTTTATAAAGTCATCATAATTCATAAAACCCCCTCAAATCTTGAATCGAGAAGAATATTGGAATGCCAATCTCAACAGCACGATCAAGTTCAGCCTTTACGCCTTTACTGTTTTCAATTCTTTCTGGAAGGACAAGCATACAATCCGAACACTCAAGCCAAATCATTGAGTAATCATGGAACATCTTGACGGTTAAAGCGTCTATTTCGTCCTTGCTCATCTGCAATACATATTGATGATCAAGCCACGGGCAGAATGGGGCATAACCCGCAAGAAAAAGGTCTTTGCAAATCCGCAAACCCTTTGCAATATTACCTAATACACTCAGAACATTATCATCAGAATATTTTCCTGCTACATAGACTTTAATCATCTTTCACCTCGAAAAAGCCTCCCCGCTCTGCCTTGGAACGGGGAGTAAAAACGAGCCTATTATTGCGAAAAAATACCGGAGGAGTGAGAGCTTGCTGCTCCTCCGGCCAAAGGAGGTCTTCAGGCCATGGGGGCCTGGGACTGGCTTATGAGATGATGACGAAGGCATTTTTATCAATCCCGAATATCTCAGATAATTTGTTAATCTTTTTAAGGCTCCGGCTATCCATCATGTAATAGAATCCTTGCCTGGTCGTGTAACCCAATAAAGCAGACATTTCTACAGGCCCAATACCGGCTCTTTTCATTTGCTTTTTAACTAGATCTACATTTAGTTCTATCGCCATAGATAGATAATATTCTTTTTACTCTTCAATGTCAAGATGTTTATTTACATTTAATATGTCAATAATAACAGATTCTTAGATCATTTTAGCTAATGAATTTTATTCTTAGTGAAGATTTTTCTTGACAGTAAATTGTTAGTAGTTTATTGGTAGTTAAGAATGAATAATGGGGAGGTCAAATGAAGACTTGGACAGTGAAGCAATTGATGGAAGAAAAGCCGTGCAATACTTACACGATTGAGTATCTTGTTCAGTTGTGGGCTGGAAGAGAAAAAGCATCCCTTCTTGATATTTTTGAAATGCCTATACCTGCCGCTGATAAAATGTGGGTGGTGTGGAGAAAGGGGGCATTAACCAAATATCAGCTTGCACGAGTTCTTGGTGCGATTGTCGATAGATCAGTCAAGCGCAGCGCACTTAATTGCGGCATATCCGAAGTAGAGAAATGGGCATATAATTGGCTTAATGGTTCTGATAAATCCGAGTCTGCCGCCAGGTCTGCCGCATGGTCTGCCGCCAGGTCTGCCGCCTGGTCTGCTAGGTCTGCCGCCTGGTCTGCCGCCAGGTCTGCCGAGTCTGCCGCCGAGTCTGCCGCCGAGTCTGCCGCATGGTATGCCGCCAGGTCTGCCGCCAGGTCTGCCGAGTCTGCCGCCAGGTCTGCCGCCGAGTCCGCCGAGTCCGCCGCCATTGAAAATGAATATATCTTGCAAATAGAGGATGTAAAGTCTGTTTTGGGAATGGTGAAATAATGAAGCCCTTCATCAACGCCCTTCTTTTCGTAGTGTT